CTAATTTTTCCAAAATATCAGGCAAATAATCACTTCTATCATTAAAATTCATTATCTGATTATCTATGATTTTAATTTCACATAATCCATTTGTTGCAACACTTTCTCCATCTTGTAAGAATACATTATCACTTTCTGCACTTCTACTTAATACTATGGAATTTATAGGTCCATATTTTTCACCAAATTCTACATTTACATCCTTTAAAAAATTTTCATTTATTGTATCTACTGAACTATTAGAAGGATATCTTATTTCTAATTCATCACTATCATTTATACAAATTACACTTGCTGTTACTTCTGCTAATTCATCTAATATATCTCTATATGTGTAATCTAATCCATCATAAGGGTCTATCAATAACTCTCTATCATAATTTGCAAATTCATCATTTTCATTTGCAAAATCTATATTTAAATCATCACATATAGCACCTATATATTCTCTTATTGTTACTGGAAATTGAACATCGACTGCCTCATAATTTTTCATACTATATAGTATTTTATCATAACAAGTTATTTTATAGTGGTCTGTATCTTCTATTTTTTCTATATCTTTTACTACGAAATTACCATAATCTAAATATTCATAAGAATTGCCAACTTTTAATCCTAATTGAAAATCAAATACTGTATCTTTTGGTATGATTGTAGAACTTTCAACTTCTAGACATTTCATTACAGATTTAAGCATATTTCCATCATAACTGAATTTAATATTGTATAATTCTTCTTCTAATGTTGTTAGTCCATATTCTATCGTAGCTTTTAATTCTCTACCCATTTCTTTTATATTACTTTTAAAATTATTTGTATGATTTTTCATCTATGTCCTCTTTTCTCTAGAAATAAAAGAACAATCAAATCCTTCATTTTTAGCAATATATTTATTTACTATTTCCCAATCTCCTGTATATGTTGATAATGTAACAGTAGTATTTTTAGTAGGGTCATAATATACAACTGTTTGTGTTGCACTATCTAATATTGGCGCAATAACATTTAATTCTGCTTGTGATAATTTTCTAAAACTTAATATCAATTTAGGAAATATTCCTATTAATGTTCCACTCATAGTTCCTGCTAGATTTCTACCTGTATCACTACCCCACAATTTATTAAATGCATATTTTGCTTGTGTCAAATATTGTCCCATACTTACGTTATTAATCGTAATGCTATCTTTATTAATAAACACTCTGTAACACCCCCTTTATGTATTATAAGCAAAATCTTTATCATTTTGTATTTTCTTTAGTTCTCTACTCAATACTTTACCATTCATACTATTTGTTATATTAGCATTTATTGTAATATATCTTCCTATCGCCTCTCCTAATGTTTCCATAGCTTGTGCATCTGTTAATGGAATAACTCCTTCTGCGCCTTTTTCTCCTACTATCGCACCACCTATCATTACTCCTTTACTTGGCATATTTATAATACCACCTTTTGCTAATCTTGGTAGATGAAATTCATCTAAATGCCATCCAATATTTACTCCTGGTATTCCATTTATGGCATCTTTTAAACTATTTATTGACCTAATTGGATTGTTTAAAATATTTTCAATAGCGCCCAACACTGTATTTACAACTGCCTTAAATGCACTAGAAATTAAGTCTCCTGCTTTCTGCCCCACCTTAACCACTAAATTCATTATGCTATTATATACAGTCATAAACATATTTTTCATATAAGTTAGTATGGTTATAAATATCTTTTTAATACCTTCCCATGCCATAGTCCAATTACCTGTAAATGCACCTTTTAAAAACATTATAAATCCATCAAATATCCCTCTTATAGCATTGAATATTATATCTACTATATTTAATGCTGATTGCATTAATGTTAATATTGTTACATATATCGCCTCTCCAACAATTCCAAAATATTTTCTAACCCAATCTACCTTACTAAATAACCAATCAATTCCACCTTGCAAAAATGCTTTTATATTATCCCAGTTTCTTATAATCGTTGATACTATAAATGCTATTGCACCTGCTATCGCTATTGTTAATCCTACAGGCCCACCTATTGCAATTCCTAATCCTATTATTGCTATTGATAATCCTTGTAATACTTTACCAAAGTTTTCCCATGTTGGGTCTTTTAAGTATGCGAGCAATCCTTGTATTGCATATACTGCTCCTGCTATTATTACTCCTATTCCTATTGCTGTTATGGCATCTAATCCTAATTTCATAAGTGTAAGTGCTGTTACAATACCTAAAATAAAAGGCAATAATTCTGATAGTAATTGTTTGATTTTGCCTAATTTACTTTCATCTAATCCCATTTTACTAAAATCAAAATCAGGCATTGTAGCACCTGCACCACCTCCACCTGTTGAAGTATCTGTGTTATCTTGTAATATATTCAACTCATCAAATCCTGCTAATTGTTTTTTAATTTCTTTAGCTGCTTTTGCTGTACCACTAGCACCTGCTTTCATTTTAGCAAAACTTTTAGCACTTGCATTACTAAATAAATTTATTCCGAATAACATATTTATTATACTACCTATTATTTGTAACAATTGTGCTGCTAAACTTACTATCCATCGTAATACTGGCGCTATTACCTGTGTTAATGCATATTTAATATACTCTAAATTCGCAGCATATTGTTTATCATAACTTGCTAAATAACTACTAGCTTGTCTTACTGCTAAATATGCACTTCTTATACCAAATATCGCTAATGCTAATTTCCCTGCTTTCCCTATTGCATCATTAAAAGATTTACCTAACACATTATTCTTTGCACTCTGTTCTAACTTTGCCTTTTCTTTATTTATTTGAACTAATTTGTTTTTTGTTTTTTCCAATTCAACTTCAACATCTTTTAATTCACCTGTCATTCCTTTTGCTTCAAAATATATTTTCTGTTTTTCTAAATCTTGTATTTTTCCTTCTAAATCTGCTATCTGAGCATCAAACTTTTTAGTAGCTAACTCTGTCTCTATTATTATTCTGCCATCTGCCATTAATTGCCTCCTTCCCATAAGCCTAACTCTTTATATAAACTTACAATATTTTCTTTTTCTTTTTGTGTCACTTCCATATTATTACTTTTACAATATTTCTGCCTTAATATTCTTTGCATTTCTAATAATCTTGTTTGTTCTTTACTGTCTTTTATCTTACTTGCATCCTGCCCTAGTATATATATTATTCTATTTAATACACAACAATTGCCTATTTCACTATTACTTAAATTTTCCAAATCATTTTGAAAATCCCAAAAATGTAAATATTCTAATTCATAAGGGTCATATTTATAATCATATTTAAAACTACTTTTTATTAGCCCTTCACATTTTTCAAAATCTAATTCATATTTATCACAAGATTGCGATTTAAGGCCTTTTATATCTTTACCTAATGATAAATATTTAACTGCTAATTCTAATAGCTTATTTTGGTTTTTAGAGTGTAATCCATCATCTCCAAATAATTTATATATTATTGCAAGACTTCTCTCATAATCTCCTATATTATCGTCCTCTGCTATTTTATTACATTCTAATGCTATTCTAAAATCAGTATTTATTTTATATAATTGTCCATCTACTTTAACATATTCAGGTTTATTCAATTACATCATCCTTCTTATTAGAATATTTTTTCTTTATTTTTTCTTCAATAGATTTAGCATTTACTTTTAATTGTGGTAATATCTGGTCATTGATTATTTTATCTATTGCATCTAAAGAACCCCAGCTTAATGCTGTGCCATTTAATAATTTTTTTACGCCATTTTCTCCAAGAAACATATTGTAAATTTCTTCTTCCCTTTTAAAGAAATCTCTTGTAGCTCTTAACCTAGCCTCTTCGTTTGAGCTAAATAATTTCTTTCCCTTGTGGTCTTGTTTTTTATCTATTATTGTTAGTTGATTTTTTAAATCTAATCTTGCTTTCTTATCTTTTTCTATTATATCTTGATATTTTAAAGGTAATTCAATATCTTCTAAATTAAATTCAAGATATTCTCCTGTTTCATTACCCTTACTATCTCTTATCCATAATTTTAATATATCTTCATTGTCCTCTAATTGAATATAGTTATCGTTTCCTGCCATAACATAATTCCTCCTTATTTTATAAAAGGGCTAGACTAATAGCCTAACCCTATAATTGTTTTATTTTAAACTGATGCTGTTGGTATAAATGTTGGTACTCCACCTGCTATTGTTACTGTTCCTTCAATAGGGTCTCCATCATAATATAATGTATATCCTATTTCTGCATTTTCTCCACCATAACTTGTTATTGCTAATATACCATCACTCATTTTTGCAGGATAGCTTGTTCCATTTTTATAAGCTCCATCTACATCAAGTATATGTGTCTTATAATTTAATACATCTCTACCTGCTTTTGCAAATTCATAACAAGGGTCATTTTTATACATTTTTTGTGTAATATCGCCTTGTTTTTGATTGCTTGTGTGGTCTGTTCTTGCATTTTTCTCTACAATCCACTTTTCTGTATCTACTTGTGGATTATATGAAATTGCATAAGATGTTATTCCTATACCTAATAATGCCCATGTTCTACTACCACCACTTGGAGTTGTATCTAACCATGTTACCAATGCATCATCTCTATCTATTTTTTGTATATTACTTGGTATCTTTCCTAATGCCATTGATTATTCCTCCTTTATTAAAGTTTTGTATTTCTTTAGGTGTTAGAGGCTCAATAAAACCTTTTTCATTTAGTTTTGCTAATTGTTCTCTTGTCTCGACTTGTATCTCATCACCTTTTTCATAAAATACCCCATTAACTTGACAACTTATTTTTGCAATCGGTTTCATAATTCCTCCTCCCTTTATAATGATACTGATGTATCTTTAAGTTCTTCTCTATATGTTACTTGTATTTGTATGTCAAACTCTGCTGTATTCGTATTTGCATTTACCATAGTTCCACAATTTAAACATTCTATATTTTCAATTCCTTCTATTTGTGGTAAATCTTTAAATTTATTTCTAGTTCTTATTTCGGTTTCAAACTTTTCATAAAATCCTGTATTAGATATATTCTCTATTACATCAACACTATAATTCATTCTACTACGAAAACTGAATAAATCTCTATATATTATAATACCATTTATCCATTTTTCTATTGTACTTTCTGCTGGTATTTTATCTAATGAATAGTTATTTATTTCATCACTTAAAAAATTAATATTAATTTGTTTATAGCCTTCATTTAATTTAGCTATAATACCCATTAAATATTCTCTTAATTTTTCAATTCTTAACTCGTCCATTTAACATACCTCTGTACTTCATTTACTACTTGTTCCATCTCTGCACTTACCATCCTCTTATCCCAATATGGTCCAGTTCCAGGCTCTGAATAATTTCTTACAGGTCCTTTTGTATAACCTACATATTGTGCGTGTGCATAAGGGCTTTCATAAGTTATTGAATTTACTGTTCTCGTAACATTATCTCTCAAATTTCCTATATCTTTTGGTACATATTTATCCATGTGCCTATAACAAGTATCTGTAAAAAATCTTTGTACTCTACCATTTGCATTTATTCCTAAATCTATCTTGATTTTAGAAACAGGCAGTAACATATTATTTACCTCCTAAATGTATATGGGGATTATTGCCAAATTTATTTACATTTATACTAGTCACATTATAAAATTCTATACCATTTAAATCACTTTGTTTAGTTATAGGCCTTTGTTTTCCAATCGCTATTATATCTCCTATATGGAATATACTTGTGTCTTTAACTCTTTCTATTGGTATTCTTACATCTACATTATTTGCATTTTCATACCCTTTATTTATTGAACTACCTTTTCCTCCATATACCCATACATCTTTTATATATAACATTTGCCATTTTTCTAACTTGGTATTTTCATCTAATCTCTTAATATAATAAGTAATATTATTATTTGTTACCATGATAATCAACTCCTATATATAAATATGGTGTTCCATCTTCTAAACAACAACCTGCTAAACATGTTCTTATTATATTCTTAATTTCTACGAGATTGGATTTAGAGACATTTTCATCTCCACCCCTATAACTTATACTATAACCATCTGTATTTTCACTAGAAATAGATTTATTTTGTTCCGTATACTCTGAATAACTTGCTAAATTTTTAATTAATTCATATATACATACTTTGACTTCATTTACTTGTTTATCTAAATTTTGTAATCTATTAAATGTGTACTTATCTATACAGCTTTGTGCCTCTAATTCTAATATATTAAAAGGTGTCATATCAAGAGTTCCACCTAACTCTCGATATTCTTCATAAGTCAGATAGTGTTTCTTAAACTCCATAATAGACACCTCCTATTTCTATAGACTTGGGATAGCACTTGCTAAAAATTTTGCTAATACTACTTTGCTTTCATCTGTTAATGCTGCAACATAATGTTCATCAGCACCAATTAATGTTGTGTAATTTTTTAAATCTCTTTGTGTTTCAACATTTACATTTCTCTTTAAATAGATTGTAACTGCTGCTATATCATCACCAGTTTGTTCTTCTGGTCTTAATTCAACTATTGGGCATATAAATGCTCCATTTGAATAAGGTACTTTCTTTGATGGTACTATTCTTGCATTTGCTATCATTCCTATTTCTCCATCAACCATTACTTGATTTCCATATTTATTTCTATCTATGAAATTACTATCTTTTCTTAATTCTGTTACTTGATATGGATGAATAAACATAACTTTTTCTACGTTTTCTTCTTCCTCAAATTTATCGATTGCTGTTACTACTCCATTATAAGAAATAGCATGTGCACTATCATCATAAGTTTTTGTAGCTGTTAATAATGCTGCCATAACATCATTATCAACTTTAGCTGCTAATGCTTTTCCTAATTGGCTATTTGTTTCTCCTACTGGATTTCCATAACCACTCAAAACTGCCTCATCTGTTAATTGTACTTGTTTTACAGCTTTCTTAATTGTGTATTCAGCTGTTGTTGTTGTTAATTTTACAGCTGTTGCATCTACTCCTTCTGCTAAATCATCAGCATCTCCTATATATTTATATTTTGGTACTGTAATTGTACTACCTGGTCTACCTTGTAAAGTAGTATCAATTTTAGCGAAAGGTGTAGCAACAATTGCTTTTTGTAATTTTGCACTTATCATTGGTGCCATAACTTCTGGGTCAACCATATTTTCTAACTTTGTTAATGCCATTTTAAAAATCCTCCTAATTTACATTATATTTTGCAAATAATTCTGGATTACTTTCCTTCAATTCTACCCTTTGTTTATATGACATTTTATCAAAATCTTCTTTAGATATTCCATTATCCATATCCTGCATATCTGGCATATCTTTTACTTGGTTAGGATTTGCAAATATATCTGCTCTATCCTTTGTTAATTCTTCAAAAATATCTTTAATTCCTTTGCCTTTATTTTCTTCTTTATTTAATTCGGTTTTAATATCGGTTAATAATCCATTTTTTGCATATTCACTGCTAAATTTTCTGTCTCCAAATACAGATAAAATATTATTTGTTAATGCTCTATCTGCTTTTTCTGTTTCTTCTCTAGCAATTCTATCTGCCTCTTTCTTTTCAAAATCGGCAATTCTTGTTTTTAAGTTTTCTACATCATCAGAACTTGGAGCATTTTCAATTTGTTTTTTCAAATCATCAATAGTTGTTTTATAATTTTCAACATCAGCTTTGTATTTATTTTCAACCTTTTCAGTTTCTGTCTTAATAGACTTACCATGTTCAGCTAATATTGCTTTAATTTCTTCCTTTGATAATTTGACTTTTCCCTCTCCAATTTCTAATTTTTCTAAAAACTCATTCATATAATATTTCCTCCACAGATTTTTTCAAGTGGTCAACTCCACCATAAGATTTAATATCTTTATAGTTTTATGGTAAACTATCAACCTAATTTAATTTTAGCATATACATATTTTTAATGCAATACCTTTTTTATTTTTTTGTTTTTCTTATTCTTTTTGATTTTAATGGAACAATATCTTCTTTTTCCTCTGATATTTCTATTTTAGTAGAATTTTCTTTCGGTATTACTTCCATTACTTCAATGAATTTTCTTTCAGGATTTTCTTGTGATATTCTGTTGCTTTTTTCTAGATAATCTGCAAGTTGTTCATTACATATAAAAATATCATTTACATATAATCTTCCTTCTTGATTATTACTTTCATTTGCTCTTACTAGTTCTTTTATTGAATTATAATCTGTTTCATTTAAGAAAAAACCCTCAACTACTTTTACTTTTACCATACATTTCCCTCCTTTTCTATAAATTTCTTCTACTTGTATCAATTTTTCTTGTGCTGGTATATTTTTTGCTAAATCTATATCTGTTGTCAAATCATCAATTACTAAATAATCGCCTTTTGTTTTAAATATATCGTTGCCAAACCACTCATAGTCTTGTTCTATTCTATTCAATCTTCTATATAAATGCCAACTTATAGGCTCATATTTGTATTTATCTATTTCTGCTTTTATATCATCTATTGCTTGTCTAAATACTTTTTGATTTACTACTTTAAAACCTAATGGCTCTCTGCCTTTTATACTTGCATTTTTTCTACCATCTTGTTTATCAGGTGCACATATAAACATTGTATTTTTTACATCTTTGTCTATTACTTTCTTAATTGCATCATCTGTCCAATATACATCCCCGTGTAAATAACAAACAGGTTCATTTGTTGGGTAATATGCATTAAGCCAACAACTCTCTACTTTTGCATTTGTTGCGCAATGTTTATGCTTATAATTATTATCGTGATGTAATAATTCAACTCCTAAATATTCATATAAAGGACTATTTGTACTTATTGCTATATCTTTTATTCCATTTTCTTTTAATAATCTTATTGTTCTTTCAACTAATACTTCCCCTGCTACCTTTAATAAAGGTTTTGGTGTTTCAAATTGGTCTGTATAATCTCCACCACACATTATTATATACTGCATTTTAAAAACTCCTCTATACTTAAATTTTTATCATCAACATAATAATCTGCATTCATTTTACCAAATACTAATTCGTGATATTTTACACCATTATTACCTAGCCAATTCTCTGTTATTTCTCTATACTTCTTTTCACGTTCTTCTAATGTCTTACAACTTCTAGCTCCTCTTGCTGTATATATTATTATGTACCAACCTTCATCATATAACTTGTTTATTTTCCTTATTACTGCTTTATAAGGTTTACTATGTATAAAGTCTCTATTCTCTGTAAAACATATTGTATCATCTAAATCTATTACATAAGTATTATATTTTGTATTATCACTTCTTAAATGTTCTTTTACTTGCGTACTACTTATGTTAGGTGCTCTTTCAATAAATTCTACTTTACAAAACTTTTTTATTTGTTCTATATCATCAAAACCTTTATAATCACTACCTATAACAAATAAATCTGCCTTTTTAAGCCACTTATATTTGTCTTTTTGCTTTTTAATTGGTACAACCATATCAACATATTTTATTGCCTCTAGCATCTTCTTACGTTCTTTAAAACTATAATATGTTGGTTTACCATTCTTTGTTACATTCAAGCCTACTATTAAAGTGCCTTTTTTAGCTTTCTTTTTAGCACGTTTTAATAAATTTATATGTCCATAATGTAATACATCAAACGTACCTGTTGTAAATACTATCATAAATACCTCCTAATATTGTTGATATTCGCCTTTATTTGCTTTCTTTATACATTGACTTATTCTATTTTCTAGTTCTTCTTTAAACTCTGTATGTTTTAAGTTTTCTAGTAATTGTAATTGATGACCTATATGACACCAAGCACTTGCATTCCATATATTATTTCTTACCATACTTACACTATTGTCTGTATTTAATCTGTTCCAACAATATACTATTTCATTCATGTGTATTACTTTATCAAAATTAATATTATCAGCTTGTCTATAAGCCCATACTCTATCTTCCATTAATGTATCTTCACAGAAATATTGTATCTTATCTATTCTAATTACTCTACTCCAAGCTGTACACCATACCTTATTTATACAAAAGAATAAATCATAAAAACTATCATATTTGTTATATGTTTTTATTGTATTACCATTAGGAAACAACATCTCTGCGCCTAAAATCATCATCTCGTGATTATATAGTTTTTTATTTATATGTTCTAGCACTGTATCATTTAGCCACCAATCATCACTATCTAAAAAGCAAATATAGTCAGCATTTATTGTTTTTGCATAAGCTATTCCTGCATTCCTACTACCACCATTGTATCTTTTATGGTCATTTCTTATTATATGTATCCTATTATCTTTGTAACTTTCAACTGTTTGAACAGATGTGTCTGTACTCATATCATCAACGAATATTAATTCAAAATTTTTATATGTTTGATTTAATATACTCTCAATACATAATTGTAAATATGTTTTATTATGATAATTACCTCTGTCATTATTGTAGTTTGGTACTATTATTGCATACTTGTATTCGTGTTCATTTAATTTATACCAGTCTTTGTCTGTTGGTTTAGCCTTTTTAAAACAATTAATATCGTAATTTGTTAAGTTTATATCTGCGCCAATAACATATTTTTTATTTACACATCTTACATTTAACTTTTTTAATTCATTTATAGGCTCTTTATCAAAAACATAAATATATTCAAACTCTTTATGTTTTTTCATTTGATTAATGCCATTCTTATCAACAGCAACTATCATATTATTCTCCTAATTTGTTAATTAATTTTAATGCTTTTTCTATTGTTTTATCCATATCTAAATATTCATATAATCCTAATCTTCCACCAAATATTACTTTATTTTGAGCATCTGCAAGCGACTTATAATTTAAATATAAATTATTATTTCTAATATTATTTATAGGATAATATGGTTCTTGCCCTTTAATCCATTTTTGTGGATACTCTTTTGTTATTATTGTATAATTATTTTCTATATAATTAAAGTGTTTATGCTCAATTATCCTTGTATAAGGTATTTTCTTTTCTGTATAATTTACAACTGCATTACCTTGATAATCTTTTATATTAAGTGTGTTTTCTTCAAATTTTAATCCTCTATATTCTAATTCTCCAAAACAATAGTCATAATATTCATCTATTGGCCCTGTAAATATTATCTTTTTAGCAATTTTATTATATCCTTCTTTATGGTAGAAATAATTACAAGATAATTGTACCTTAATGCCACTTAGCATATTTTCTATTAAATTAGTATAGCCTCGTTTTGGTATTCCCTGATATTTATCATTAAAATAATTATTATCATAGGTATATCTTACCGGCAACCTTTTTATAATTTCAGGTGGTAAATGTTTACAATCTCTACCCCATTGTTTTTCTGTATATCCTTTAATTAATCTTTCATATATAGTTTTTCCTACTAGGCTTATAGCTTGTTCTTCTAAGTTAGATGGTATATCTATATTACTTTTCTTTTTTTCTTCGTCTATTTTCATTCTCGCTTGTTCTGGCGTATTTATATCCCATATTCTAGTAAATGTATTCATATTAAATGGTAAATTATAAACTTTATTTTTATAAATAGCAATTGGCGAATTTATAAAATTACTAAACTCTCCAAATTGATTAATATAGTCCCATATTTCTTTATTATTAGTATGAAATATATGGGCACCATATTTATGAACATCTATGCCCAATTCATTTTCAGTATATATATTCCCTGCTATATGGTCCCTTTTATCAATTACAATTACTTCACAACCCTTTTTATTTAATTCATAAGCACATACACTACCAAATAACCCTGCACCAACTATTAAGTAATCATATATCATACACTAATTCTCCTATATTCACTAACAGACATTCTTTGCTTTTTAGGTAATAATCCACTTACTTTACATAAGTTATTATATTTATGAGTTAATATGTTTATATTTCTTTGACTTTCTTGTGCCAATTCTTTAAAATCATTACCACTTGCTCTGGCTAATATCTGCGTATCTTTTTGCTTTCTTATTTCCAATTCTAACTTTCTCTGTAATTGTGTACCTTCATACATTGTATAATGTTTGCCTTCATAGTCAAACCCTTTTTCATTATCCTGCTGTATTTTCTTTAATTGTTCATCTGCATATACAGGCTCACTTACTCCTATTACAATAGCAAATATTTTATGATAACAATTATATTCTCCTATATGTCTTTTATCACTACCATCATATTTATTACCTTTTACATCTTCTGCAATACCACCATTTTCTAATATATCATATTGTATATTACTAAATTGTCTACCCTGTATATCTGCATGGTCAGGTGCAGGATTACTGTGAACAGATATTTCTATTCCATCTGCCTCATATTCTGCACCAAACCTTTTGCTTGTTTCTATATTAAGTTGTCTTATTCCATCTAATATATTCATTCTTACAGCACTATCTAATCTTCTTATCTTGCCACTTTGGTACATTACAAGACCATTATGGCCTACTTGTTTTAAGATATCTCTCATTTCTACATCAAAAGTAGTTTTCCCTTGTGATATTCCTATTATTGCTCTATCTATTATCTCATCATACGCACTTTGTATATTTTTAAATCGTAATTGGCCATCTATGTCTTGTACCATATACCCTATTCCTCTTGTATTAGATATATTCATATATGTATTAGCAGTTAATGTGGCTAACGAATTTACTTGATATTGTAATGCTAAATCTTTTTTATATGGTATATAATCTATCCCTCTATATTTATAGAATTGCTTTGCAAATTGCTTATTATTTTTAGCGGTTTCTTCAAATATTTTATATATGTCCTGTATATTCTTTCCGGTTATTTTACTTAGTTCTTTAGCTATATTTTCATAACTACCGCCGATATTTTAGTATCTGCCCTAACCTATAAGCATCACTTGGCTTTAACATTGATATTTCTTCTATACTATTCCCTATTTGTTCTAAAATGTATACATTTACTTCTTCAATTCTATCTACTAATATTTCTGCAAGTCTTTCTTCTACTTCTTGACTTAACATATTTTATACCTCTATTTACCTTTATATTTTGCCTCTAATTGTAATGAACTTAAACTTGCTTGTGTTACTTGAACTGTATTATTACCTTTTTGTAATGATAATGCTTGACCTGTTACTGTTTCTGTTGTAGGTGTTGCTAGAGGATATAATACTATTACAGGCGTTCCATTTGCGTATTGATTACTTAAAAATGTTGTAAAAGCACTAACATTACCCTCGGCAGCATCATACCCAATTCCAACTTTACCACCTGATGACAATATACAATATCCATTACGCTCATTTGCCGCAGGAAGTGTCGAACTTGATTTAAAGTGAGTACAATATAAAGTCCTATCGCTTGTATCTGTTGTTATATCGCTAAAATATGTAGCAAACATATTATTGATAAGAGAATGATAAGTCCAACCTTCTGTACCGTCCAATGCCTTAATACCAATATTCCTTGTAATATTTCCGGTTAATACTTCTTGTATATCTTTATATGTACCAACTGCAAATAAGTTTTGTGCTGTTGCTGTGTTACCAATTTGAATTAGTTTTACATCATTTCCCTGTGTATTGCTCCATGTAAATCTAATATAATTACAATTTTGCGGTGTAGTAAAAGTATATGTTGCAGATATTTGTGTTATAAGAGGAACACCACTTATTGCACTATCAACTGTTGTGCCTGAATAATATACTAATCCTAATGTAGAAATAGTTGAAGCTTTAGGTAGAATTGTAGTATACATTGTGCTTGGTAATACTTTTATATATGTTGAACAATTATAACCATTATTCGCTGTCTCCGTTCCTAACGTATCGCCAGAAGTTGTCACAATACCTTTTTTTGTTACAACCATACTCGTTCTATCAAAATAATTTACAATAGCTGTTTCTTCTGTGCCTTCTACATAAGCCCCTATATTATCTGTTTCAACATCTCCACCTGTCATTGTTCCTGCTGTAGGAGTGCCTATAAATGTGTTAGTAGCTCTATCATAAAATCCTGCTACATCATTACCATCTTTTGCAGGGATATATTCACACATAGTTACTCCGCCTACTTTGAATTTTAGATAATAAATATTTGCATTTGCTCCTAAATATTGTGAGTAATTTCCCCATAAGTAAAATGAAGATGAAGGATAAGATGAAGGGGAATATGTCTTTGTTTTAAAACTTTCTACATTTGAAGTTTCATCTTTAACATATAAAGTCATATAACCATTTTTTGCAGTTGCTTTTATTGTCAATATATGTCCTGCTGTTCTTGCAAAATCAGTACCAACACTTGTGCCTCCCCACGAAAAGTTTATAGTATTACCAGATTTTGAGCCTGCTAATCCATAAGTTGTCGCACTTGATGAAGCTCTTGACTGAAACATATACCAACTATCTGTTACTGCTCTACATCTTAATTCTATCTCTATATCATCTACTGTAGGAATTATGTTTGTCTTAATTCTTGTACTAGAGGAATTTTTAACATAATCAAGTTTTGTATATCCATATATAGGTAATCCACTTTCTCTGCATATACTTAATTCTCCATTATTACAATAGATAGGCATTATATATGTAGGAGAAGGAGCAATATCTGCTCCTGCTATTAATGCTCCAGAGCCTTTATTCGTTAGAAATGTTCCTGATACTGTATCGTATAATCCAATAGTATTTGCTGAATTTTTAGCAGGATAGCCATGAAATACCTCTGTTCCACTATTACGAATTATTACTTCATGTACTCTAGCCTCTGCTGCTGTATAATATATATTAGCTGCATATACCCCTCTAAATATATCTACATAACCTAGTCCATTTATTGTTTCTGCTGTAAAATCTCCTACTTTTGTACCATTTACATAAAATGAGCTTCTATTTGCTATTGCTGTAAATTTATCAACACCGTCTATTGTTGATGTTAATGTTTGACTTCCACATCTACTAATTACTTTTTGTGTTGCTGTTGCTTTACCTATATTAAAATAATTATTTGATATTGACTGTTGTGTAATCATCAACTGACAAGCAGGAGATGTAATATGACTAGCTGTTACTTCAAATTCTGTGTTCTCATCAGGAACTATTGGAATTTCTATCCAACAGTTCCCATCTGTTTCTATATAATCTATTTTTGTATAACTAACAGGCAACTCACTATTTTTTTGTTTGCAACCACCGTATAATTTCAAATATTCCAAAGTATTTGCTTTTGCTTTATTTAATGCTATTGAGTTGTTTCCAGATACTACTTTATCTTTGTAATTCTCAAATACTAAATTGCCATTAAGCTTAACCCAGTCCATTTCTTGACCATTATACTTAACAAAATTCATATTTCTTGTATTTATATTCATATAATACCTCCTACTCTGTTGAAATATTTAATCCTAATTCGTTGTCTGCGTTATATGAAGTCCATACTTTTACTACTCCTGCTGTATTTTGTGTAGCATAATCTGTAAACTCTACATAATTTGCTAAGTCAACTTTTTGTGTTTCTAATGCACTTAATTTATAATATCCTACTTGTACATATCCATTTGTTTCTAATGCTGTCATAAATGCCTCATCTGTTGTATATGTATATGTTGAACTTGTACTCTCTATTGAACTTACCCATAAATCTGGCACATCTAATGTTACAATATATATATTCTGTCCTACATTAAGAGCATTATTTGCCATAGCATTGACTGCTGTAATCATTGCTGAATAACTAGCATAACTTATAGCTTGATTTGCTCCTTTTGCTATACTATTTACTTCATTTATAGCTGTAGGAACTGTCTTATTTGTAGTTTGTAATGTGTTATCTGTAATATTCTGTTTTAGAAGTAATTGTGCTTGTATTTGTTCTATTCTATTACCGTCATATTCCACATCAAAACTCTCTATGTCATCTATTGTAATTATTGTAGTATCTTGATATTGTTTTAAATGTTGTATAGCTTCTAATTGTGATATTAATGTGCTATCTGTTATTTCTGTATCAGAATAAGTTTTTAATACATAATCTATAACTGTATTATGTGTACCTAGCCATGTTCTAAAATTCTGTACTGTATTTGCTGTACTTGATTTAATTCTTATATATAAATAACCACTTGCGTTCATCATAAAGCCTTCTACTTCTGTTGTACTTATTAATGATGTTTGTGCTGTAAAATAATTACATAAAGCTTGGTTCATTACACTATTGTCATAATCGCTTACAATACCGAAATTATAGTTTGCTATTCCATAATTATTTATACTCTGTAAACTCCAATTTTCACTTTCTGCTCCTATTAATACTATCTCTTTTATAACATTTTTCTTATACCATTTTTCGCTATTTTTATATAAGTAATCTTTATTATTCCCTATTCCTCTTAGTTCTATTAATTCTTTTAATTCAATATTTGTCATATTAGACAGATTTATTGGCTGTTGATTTCCAGATGGATTAACTACATTAATTGCTATATATTCACAATTACTTGGGGTTATAAATGTTACGTCATTTACTGTACTACCTTCATAATTTATATTATTTGACAAGTATGTTTTTGAAGAATTATAAAATAAAACTGTTGCCATTTTTACTTTTGTTAAGTCGCTACTAAATTTAAAATTATATTTTGTATTAGATTTTACTTTTATTAAATCTTCTACTGCTGCATAACCACTAAAATTTGTATTGATATTTCCATTTGAAATTGCATAAACTTTAGTTCCAACAAAAGTTGGCGTATCAAGTATACTTCCTAAATTTAATGTTTTAACTTGACTTTTTGAGCTATCACTATTTTCTATTGTTACTGTATTACTTCCTGTAACATGATTAATATTCTGTGGATATGGGGGGTTTGGGCTTGGTATTCCACCGAGTATAAGGCTCGTATGTTTCTGCACTACTCCCTGTATTTAGCATTATTTTTGAAAATGTTACTGTTGCATTATCATTGTCTGCAACCAAGAAATAAAATCTTAAATAATTAATTGTTTTTGTTTCTGCAATAGTAAAATTAACAACATTATCTATGAAAGTAAGTGTCGTTGTTGTACTATCCGAAAATTTTAAATCTAACTTTACCCTGTTCTCACTATTTTGAACAACTGCATTAGGTATACTAAAGGTATATGTTCCTGCTTGTAATGTTAATGGAAAATTTGTTGGTGTAATATCTACTACTCTATTGACTGATTTTACTATTGTTACTTCTGTTCCGTCATAATTTACTAAATTTTTTCCTTTTGTAGTTTTTTGTGTACTACCACCATATACTTTAGGTATACTTAAATCTCTATCTGCTATTGTATTCGTTAATGTCTTTGTTCCTGTTGTTGTTGATGTTGTTGTTGCTCCATATAAATCATCTTCTATTGTTTCTACTTGGCTATCTAGGTTTTCTACATCATTGTTTGTATTTTCTAAACCTGTATTTACTTCATTTACTGCATTTACTAGATTATCTTTCACAATTGTATTTAAATTAGATAATGTTCCTATGCTTCCTCTTACTTCTGTATCATCATAATTGTGTAATCCTGCTAATTTTGTTTTTTCTGTTGTTGTATAGTTCTCTTGTGATAATCCTTTACCTGCCTCTTTTGCTACAAAATTACCATCTACTTGTTCCTTCGTATAATATCCACTTAAATCAATATCTCCACCTAATTTATCCCAAGTTGTTCCTGTCCAAGCATAGTTACTTCCATCTGCTGCTACATTATATACATCCCCTATTGTTAACCCTGTTGTTGGTAAATTACTATATGTAGATACTGTACCCCTATATTTATATACAGATGCTACCTTTCCATCTACTTCTGTTTTTGTATAATAATTATTCAAATTATTTACTGTTTTGTCAATGAAACCACTATTATTTTCTAAATCACTTGTTTTAGTTGGTATTATTGGTGTTAATGCAGTTACCACTATACCTGCTATTTCTTGATAATCTCTTTCAGTTATTTCATAGTCTGTTCCATCCTCTATATTTACACTTTTTTGAGTTCCTGTTTTATCTGTTATTGTTACAGTAGCAGTTGTCCCTGTTTTAGATGCATCTATATCTACATTTTCTACTTGTGTAATTCCTGCCTGTAAATCTTGTAATCCTTCTTGTAATTCTTGCAACCCTTCATTTAATGCTGTCTCATATTGTTCATATTGTGTTGGTGTTATTACTTCACCACTTCCTGTTACTCCTCTATAACTTCCTTCTCTTAAAAATACTTTAGCATAAGTAGGACTATATCTTAATACTAATTCATTTTCTTGTACTTCATAAGCATATACATGTAATTCAAACATTTCACTATCAAGTACATCATAAGGAATATCACATTTATCATTTATTATAGCTCTTTCTATTTCTATATTACCTGCAACAAAAATAGCTTTTTTTACTAACCCAGTATATTGTTCTACGAAATTAAATTCACATGGATTTACATTATATTCACCTTTATTAGCTATATATCCATTATCAATTACTACTTCTGTTGTAGTTACTCTTATATCCATACTATTCCACCTCATTTCCTATTAAATTACTTATCGTAGGCTCTTGTGCCTTTATTTCATCTATTGCCTTTTGACTTTCTTCTAATGTTTCATCTGGCCTTATAAATTGCCTTACTTCTGCATCACTTATTATGCCTCTATTATTAGCAACAATTAATTGGTTGAAACTTTCTTGACTATCTTCTAATAAGCTGTAATCCCAATCATAACTTACTTCATATTCTCCCATAGGACTTATATTATAAGCATTTGCTATTACATTAGCGCTATATATAAAATCATCAATAGCTTTTTCTAAATTACTACGCATATCATCTACTATTGTAAATGTATCATACATAGCTCTCCTTATCTCTGTAGCTGTTGCGTTCTGTGTTTGCAATTGACTTATTATTCCTGCACTTGTTCCCATTTCATGTTCTAATCTCTGATATAGTTCTTGTAATCTATCGGTATATGGTCTAAAAGCAGGGTCAAATACTTCCCAGAATGTATCATCTCCTGCATCTACTTTTCTAAATAATCCACTTTCAGGTAATGCATTATTGCCATTAAACATTGTGGTATCTGCTCCAACAAAAGCCTCTTTTAGCTTATACTCCCTGCATAACTGTTTCATTGTATCTTTTATCTCTTTTATTGTTGTATCACAACCATAAGTTATTGGTACACCATATTTATCATTAGATTTACGATTATTTACTGGACTTTTTAAATAACCAAATAATACCCTATCTACTCCTGTTATTGTTTGTTTATCTAATAAATTTTTCCAGAAGTCTGGTACTGGTACTTTATGGCCTTGTTCATCTGTATATTCTTGTATAATTGTTATGTTTCCATTTTGTACCCTATAATTAGTCCATCTAAAGTAGATTTTAGGATTGCCAATTGTTTGCTGTATTACTTTCTTCTCTGCTAATACAGTAGCTCCTATAATGTTTTCTCCTTCTGTTGCATCTATTGTTAATCTGTTTTGTGGTACTATATTATAATAAATCTTACCATTTTTTGCATAAGGTACTATAATTACACCACCATAACCGAAAGCCATAGATGTTATTTTCTTTGCTTTTTTCCACATACTTTGTAATACATTATTCAAAGTCTCTGCTCTTTTGTTTTGTCCTTCAAGATTAATGTTACTATCATTTATAACATAGTTTGCTAATTTATTACTAAAAATAGAATTGAAATTAATATCATCTATTCGTTCATATTCTACTGCATATATGTCATTATCTTGCATCTCTTTTGATGTTGTCTCTGTCTTAATCTTGAATACGTTTTGTAAAATCCAAAGAAATATATTCTTTAGCATATTTTTACTCCTTTCTCTTATGATATTTATATTAATTTACCTATTATGGTAAACCAATATCAATTTAAGTTTATTTTGTTATACTCTGCTGTTTTTTGTTAAAAGTGTTTTGCCGTATTTTTTTAATACTTTTATGTATATTTTGTTATTTTATGTAATCTATTTACCCTTCTTTTTCCATACAGTATTTAATGCATAACGTGTTGCATCGATACAATGGTTATCAGCATCTATGTATCCACTTATATAATTACCATCTTTATCAGTATCATATTCGTATGTACTAAACTCTTGTGCTGAATTAGGGCATCTTTGAGGGTCTATAACTATTTTATTTAATGCACTTAACCATTTCATAGAATATTCTACACTTCCTGGACCTTTTTCTGCACCTCTCATCATACTGCCATAACTTCTAAAGTCTCCAATGCTTTTAGGCTCTGCACTATCTGCTGTAATTAAATCATTTTCAGTAACACCCTTTTCTTTCTTTAAATATTCCCATACATCTGCATTGCTCATTTTATTTATTACAAATTCATCAAAAATATATAGTGTTCTTGTGCTACTATCAAAACAAGATTTAGTCCAAGCTAAAGGGTCTGGGAACCATCCAAAGTCCATACCTTGATATATGTAATCAAAATTCTCTATTTCTTTATCTGTTATTTCTCTTAATTCAATATTTTCAAATACTAATCCACCTGTACCAGTACATAAGCCAAGATATTCATTATTGTATAATTTCTCATTAACACTTTTTAAAAACTCTGCCTCATCTATAAATGCTTGTCCTATCCATTTTATAGGAACATTTCTATAATCACTTAAATGCAGTAGTCTAGTTTCTTTGGGTATAAGTTTTTCAATATTAACAAAATGTAGCGCACTAGCAGGGGTATTGTATGTATAAAATTGTATAAAATCTTCCCCACCTCTTATTAAAGATTGATTTATTTTTCTTATTTCATTCATACCTGCAAACTGGTCAAATTCTTCATACCAAGTAATACCGATATACATATTTATAGGCGGTTTTAATGATTTAATTTTACCATAATCATCAGCGCCTCTAAAATATATCTTTTGTCCTGTACTTATTTTAGTTATCTCTAGAGGGCTTTTAGTTAATCTATAATCACTTTTAATATGGGGATATGTCTCACTTAATTTATCTATTGCCCATTCTAATTGGGCATATACACTATCTTTTAAAGTATCTTTTACTTTTCTTAACACAACTGCACACATTCTAGGATTATTTTCTAATAATTCAATTATCTTTTCGCTAACAAAAGATGACTTCGTACTACCTCTGCCACCTTCTAGATAATATTCCCTATATTCTCTATCATCAATACTTCTATTTAAATCTACAAATGGGGATGCTATATCTTTAGCAGGAATGGTTATAAATATCATATTGTTAGCATCTTTTCTTTCTTCCTCCTGCATTAATTTACTTATTATTTCATAATTATTTCCATAGCCTTTTATTGCACCCTTAATAAGACCAAGTGTAGCTAATTCTCTGTAAGTCAAATTTGATTTATTTTCTACTTGGTCTAAAGTCTTTGAAAGAACTTCCAACATAGTTTTCTTTTTTCTTCTTGCCTCTCCACTAGCAATGCCACCGTTTCTTCTGTTCTTCTAGTGTTAGCTTATATTCTCCAGGCCTTAAATTTTGCTCGTTTGCCAATATTATTTCTCCTTTTGTTGTATTTTAATATTTTTTAATATTATTTTTTTAAATTTATCTTTTATTGCATCCATATTATAAATAATGACACCAACTTTAAAAGGTTTCAATCTATGTTTAAATAGTATTAGTTTACTTCTTTGAGCTTTATCTCCATTTCTACCTGCTTTAGCACCAGTTGCATAACCACAAGAATATATATCTCCATATAATTTACGCATGTGTTCTCCTCTTAATACACCTTGTTTTTTATATTCAGCTCTACAACCAGTTAAGTCTTTATTATTATTTTGTCCTGTTTTAGCATAACTTAATGGAACACATTGAACACAAGGGATTTTCATCTGTGCTAATTTAAGTCTATATTCTATATCATCTTCAAAATCTCCCTGAAATATATCTGGACATATATTTAATTTAAGTGCAAATAAGGAATAACAATATCTTTCTGCTAAAAATTGACCATTTGGAACAGACATGCTTTCTATATTGCAACCGCTCATTCCTGCATTAGTATTTTTTAATACTTCTACTAACATATCTATTATATCATTTAAAAGATATTCATTATTTTTTATATATAATTTCTTTTTGCCAACATTAGATTTAATGCTTACTTGTGAAATATTATCATCTAATTGTATTAAATATTTATAACCATGTTCTTTAGCATATTTAATAGCATAAGTCCTGTTCATGGGAGCATACCAAGCATTATCACTTGATTTAACATTCTCTTTATACTGTTCTACAAAATCCTGTGGCACATTTATAATCTGCCAATCTGTTTCATATCCTTCTGAATTATTGGATATAATCAAATGGTCATATTTTATTTTATATTTTTCAGTTGGCCTTTGTTTAAAATTACCTGGCCTTTTACCAGATATTTCCACTACTAAAACATCATTATTCATATTTTTCTTTTATACTTTCAATAAAACTCATTATTTCATTATATTCTTCTTCATTTCTGCATTTATATTTTATAGTATAATTAGCAAGTCCAAATTCATCAACAATATCATCTACAATACTATTATCTTTTTCATTAAGTTCCTCGCCGAAAATTTCACTTACATCAAAACCTGTAAATATATCTCCTAAATCTTCTAGTTCTTTTAATAGTTTTTGATTATCCCAAAAAGAAAAGTCTCCTGTTTTATTATCAGCTAATCTATATCCTTTTACTTCTTCATCTGTTAAATCATCTGCAATTATACATGGCACTTCTTTTAATCCTAATTTCATACTTGCTTTCCATCTTGTATGCCCTGCAACTATTACATTATTTTTATCAATTAATATCGGCATTCTAAAACCATACTGTTTAATAGAATTTGCTACATAATTAACAGCATTATCATTATTTCTAGGATTATTTTCATAAGGTATTATTTCCCTTATTTCCTTCATTATAATTTGCATAACTTAATCTCCTTTTAATATAAAAATAAGAATAAAATTTAAAGCATTTTTATTTTCAGTAATATAATTCATTACTTTATAATAAAAATGTCTTATTTTTTATTCTCGTTAATTCTAGGCGTATTATTTTTATGTTTGTTTTGATACTTTTTCTTTTTTCTATATTCTGCATCTATTCTTTTAGCAATTTCACTCCCTTTTACCATTTACCTATCTTCCCATTCTTTCCTTATTTTTTGCATTTGTTGCCTTACTTGTTTTTTAGTTTCTTTTTTTATCCTTCTGTTTGTTTTACATATTACTCCTAATGGTTTTATTTCTAATGTATTATTGTTTAATTGCATTTCTAAACATGATATAGCTACTTGTATTTCGTCATCATCCATTAATTCTAATTTACATCGTTTATATTCTTGGAACATCATATTCATTCTAGCTTGGTTTTCTTTACTCTGTTTATTAAACCATTGATGATTTTCTGCGCTTAATAATGCCCCATTTTCTACAGTTGCTTTTCCCCCCCTACAGCGCTCCTGTATATGATGAAAGGTCAATTGTTTCATCCTTCGATATTGATTTGTTGCAGTATAATGTCTTTCTGTATCTTTTCTTAAATGCAGTTTTTCTATAAAACATTCTGGTCCAAACAACTCAATTAATCTTTGTTTAGCATCCTTATTAGTACTCATTATCTCCCCTCGATTTCAATTAGAACTTCTTGTCTATCTTTTTCATAGATTATTCTACTTCCATCCCAACTTTGTATAATATTATAATTGTCATCTGCTAATACATTATATTTTACCAATATATCTGCAATAGCTTCTTCTAGATTTATCAAATCTCTTTTGCGTTTATCAGGTACATAAAAAATACATTTTATATTTATCGGTGAATTTATTTTTAAATTATATTTTATTAAAAAATAACCACATTGTTTTTCAAAATCTTTATATTGTTTACTTTGTGTAATAAAAGGCTTATGTGTTTTAGCATTATAAAATATTTGCTGACTATTCTTTTTAGGTCTACATAATAAGGGTAATTTGATTATAATCATAGTTTTTCCCATTCTTATATTTCTTTAATATCTCTTTGTAATACTCACATTGTTGTTTTCCTACCCAATTTTTTTCTGCTAATCCTACGCAACCCATACATAAATTTAATCTTATCATCTCACAATCATTATTCATATTATAATTTTACCATTAACATTTTTAAAAATCAATATTAAATTTTAATTATTAAAATCTAATAACCTTAATGCCTCTTGTTTATATTTTTCATTATCATTAGAATTATTAATTAATTTAATCATTTCTTCTGCATCTGTTAAACCATTAACAAATTTATTTATACAAGCAATTCTTATTATTTGCATTTGTTCTTTATCATCTGCATATTGTTTAGTCCAATAATCTATATATTGTTTTTGAGTCATATCTGTTATTACTATAGCATTTAACGGCCTATAAAATTTCATATATTTACCATTATTTTGTTTTGTAATAACTTCTATTTCAATTCTTTTTAAATCACTTTTAAATACATTTTCATTTTTCATTTATTTATCTCCTAACTTTTATATAATTTATTATTCTGGTAGTGCTTTTCCTATTTGAGATATCATAGTTCTTAATTCTTTACTTTCAGGGAGCATCCTTTTATCATCTGCATCTCTCTTTTGTATAATTTCTATTTGTTTAAAGAACTGCCCTTTAATAACACTATGTACTATATCGCTATCCATTAATGCTAAATTTTTTAATTCATTAGGACTTCCTACAAATGCTTTTACTTCTGGACTTAACTTTTCAAATTCTTCTACACTATGATAACCACTATTTTTAATTGCCATACATAATTGTTCCCATAAATCTGTTGGTAGTTTTTTTATAGTTGTAATTTCATCTATTTTATTTTTTATATCAGCTATTGTTGGCGGATATTGTAATGTGTTAATTAATTCTTTTATAGCCATTGTAACAACTTTAAAATCCATATTGATAAACATATCTTCATATAAACTTATAGTTCGTTCGGCCTCGGTTTTTGTTATATTTCTATAAAAATTTGGATATGCCACCTTTAGTAAACTTAATAGTTGTATTACTTCATCTCTTGTCATATTTTTCCCTCCTCTCTTAATATATCTAAAAATGGATTATTTGATTTTTGGTTTATATCTTGCTTTTTCTTATCCTGTTTAACTCTATCAACAACCCAGTTTAATATGGCCCTATAATCACTTTTATATTTTTTACCAGTAGCTCCTTTATAATTATCTAATACTGTTATACATTGGTCTGTAAATTCTTTTCCATAAGTATTTACTAATTTATCATATTCATCCATAGTCATTGAAACAAATTCTGCAAATTGGCTTCCTTCTTTTTCAGTTTTTGCTTTTATTTTTTTATTATCTATATCTATATCTTTATTTATATTCTTTATATTCTTATTATTCTTTTCATTCTTATTATTCTTGTTTGTTGTTATTTGTTTGTTATTTGTTTGTTGGTTATCTGTTGTTCCGCATGTTATCTTGTGTGTTATCTTCCTTGTCGTTATACTGGTAATCATTATATTTTTCAATAGTTATAACGGTATATCTGTTTGTTGATTTGATTGTTATTTCGTTTGTTAATTTCAGTTTATTTAATGACGTTCTTGTTTGTTGCACTGTTAAGTTTGTTTCTTCAGCCAAATGTTGTAAAGATGTTAATTTTTGCCCTCGATTTACTATTATACCATGCCATTTCTTTTCTTTATGATTTGCTGTTAATAGTAGATGCAAAAAAACAACTTTAGTATTATTATCATTATACCATTCCCATTCTAATATTTTTCGATGTATTTTAATCCAACCTTCCATAAAATCTCCTTTATTAAACAAAAAGAGGTTTGCACAAAATAGAAAAAACAAACCTCTTTTTTATATAAAAAGTTGTATAAACTTAATATATCTTATTTAATTAATTCTATTTTGTATATATGCATTATATATATAAATTTTTCATTTGTAAATAGTTTTTTAAAAATTATTCTACTATAATATCAAATAAATCATTTATCTCTAATTTAGGGCTTATTGCCTTACATATAGCAAATGCTACAGTCTTTGAAATGTTTATCCTTCTACCATTCACTATTTGTGAAATATAACTATCATCTATACCTATTTTTTTAGCTAATAAATGAAATTTTGTATGTTCTTTTATTTTTTCCTTCATTCCATCTTTTAATTTATAATATGTTTTCATATACATATCTCCTTTTATTTTATCTTCTTATTTTTCTAGAGTTTATAATAAATATCTTAAATCTGTCTAATAAATCTACATTTTCTATTTCTCTTACATCTAATACATCTATAAAACTATAAAAATTTATAAATTGTACTTTATATAGAATAAGTCCTGCATATTTTAAAATGTTTTTTTGTAATACTTTTCCATATAACACCCTTTTACCTTCAAAAAATTCTCTCCTATATGATGGTACTCTATATTTAATATACATATTTTTATCCTCCTTCTTAAAATGGCAATTCATCATTCGTATTTATGCCAAAATCTTGTTGTTGTTCTTTAGCTTTTAATATTAAATAGTCTGGTTGAGTATCTTTTTGTTTATATCCATTTTTAAATATTATTATTTTTTGTTTTTTACCTTCTCCTAATCCTAATACTCCTGTAAAAAACTCTCCTTTTTCATTTTGCCTTTTCCATAATGCACCCAGCTTCTTTTCATCCATATTTTTTCTCCTTTCGTATAAAATTTATATCATTATATTATAGTTGTTTTACTGTGTAAATATATTTTAATAAAATTGGTCTATATTTTTTTTGATTTTTATGTACTACATTAATATGACAATTATGACATAACATTACGCAATTATTTATATCATTAGTTAATTTTTTACTTCTACCATTTATATGATGCAAATCCAAGTTTTCAATAGTATGGCATAAAATACATTGGCCATTATCTCTATTAAAAACAAAATCATAAGTTTGTTTTTTAACTTCTTCTTTGTTGGGACTTTTTTTCTTTATGCCCTGATTGACACGAGGTTGCGCTTTAAGACATTTTTTACATCCATCTAATATAACTACCTTTTTGAATAATTTGCATCTTATTTTGCCGTTTAATGCTTTTGACAAATATTTACAATACATTTATTCTCCTCTAATATATTCTTGTACATAGTCATCTATATCTAAATAATTCCAATTAACTGATAGTGTTCTAAATCTTCCCTGCCTGCCAACTATTAATAAATCTGGATATAATTTAGCTAATTCGCTCATTCTAGCACTTGCCTCATATCCTACAAAATATTTACCATCCTGAAAATCCTTTGCTGTCCACATTACTCTTTCTGGATGATTTAACATCGCAGTTAATATAATATCATATTGTTTCATTTCTTTTTCCTCTTTTCATAAAATTCTTTATATTCTCTAATATCTTCTGCATAATAGTCTCCAAATAAAGATACTATTATTATAAAAAACCACATTATACCTATTATTATCCATAACATATTTTATTTATCCTTTAATAATTCTTCTATTTTTTCAATTAATGGTTTGTAATAATTTATATCTAAACCTTCTAATTTTTCTTTTAAATCTTTTAAATTAGTTTTTGCTTTTAGTTCTTCATTTTCTTTTTGTAGTCTATCTATTAAATTTAAAGCTATGTCAATTTCTTTTCCATATAATACTTCTGGTGGTATTATAAAAACATCACCACTATTACACCTTTTACACTTAAAGTCTACTCTATAACCTTGTCTGTTTTTTAATTCTTCTATTGCTTTCTTTTCTTTTTTATTCATATTAATTCTCCTCTAAAATTTCTTTTAAAATGTTTATTTGATATAATAATTTTGCTTTTTTAAAAGTATTTTCTCTTGAACATTTTTCATATTCTTCTGTTAGTTCTTTTATTTCATTTCTTATTTTATCTTTACTAATGCTATTTTTTGTTGCTTCTTCTAATATTTTAGGAAATTCCTCAACTAATTCTTTATTTTTTTCTTTTTCTTTAGTATATAAGTCTAATAAACCTTCTAAATGCTTTATATCCAACCATTTTGCAAACATACAATTTTCGCTTTTTTCTGTTTCTATTTCTGCTCTTATTTCTCTTAGTATTTCTTCTTCACTTAAATTACTCATCTAACCACCCCTTAAGCCATTCTAATACATCTAATTCAAATTTATTTAATATATGTCCTTTTCCACTTCCATTTTTTGTTGTCCATAACATTACTTCTTTATTTTCTTTATCTAAAGTAATGCTTTCGTCTTGATTTTCCAAATCATCTACAATTTTATTAACATCAATTTGTTTCGGTGTTTCATTATATGTATATCCATTATCAATAATATATTTTATAAATTCTTCTTTACTCATTTATTCTATACTCCATTTCTTTTTTCTTTTCTTTTTTGTTTAGTTATTGTTATATAATAATTATGCTGATAATCTTGTCTTTTTAAAGTCTTATTACAATATCTACAACCTTCATAGTCTATAATATATCTGTTACATCTTTTACATTTTAGAGCATTTTTAATTTCTAAATCTATCATAAAAGTTATTCTCCTATCTTATAACTATTTTGTTCATATTGTTCATGAGTTAATATAGTTTTAATTTCATTTTCATCTATTAAATGACCTGTTATAAAATGTATTCTTTTCTTTCTTATCTTTCCTGATAACAATTCTATTTCATCATCTAATACTTCATATACTATGTTCCCATTAACATAGTCGCCTTCTTCTATTAAGTCTATGATATTAAAAGAGTGTGCTTTTATTTTCTTTTCTGCAACTGCTTGGCTATTTTTGTACGGCATATCTAATATGTATTTCCCATAATATGTAATTTTTTGTTTATCTGTGTTTACATTATCTATTTTTCTAATATAACCATCTATTGTTCTTATATATTCTCCTACTTCCATATTACTCATCTTCTACCTCCACTTGTTTATAAAAATATTCCTTCATTTGTTCTTTATTCCAATTACTAAATACCATTTCCCTTTTATTTTAGTTATATAATCTCCTTCTTTTAAAGCTACTTTATTAATCGGTATAATTTTCTTTTCTCCATTTATTATAACTTCAATTTCTGTATTTATTGGAACAGGATTGTCTGGTGTTGGTGTTCCGTTTTGTTTTGTGTAACCTTCAAATTTTGTCATATATATTTACTCCTCCCAAAACTCACAATTTTCAAAATTAGCCATACTTATAGGGTGTGTTTCATCTGCTAATTCAATTAATTGCCATTGATTTCTTATACACTCTTTATTTTTACAATTTAATCTACTACAAAATGTTATATCTAAATTCATATTATTCTACCTCATACTTTATACTATTAAATTGTTCTTTTGTTACTATGTTTTTTATATCTTCTATACGAATACAATCATCTAATATCGTTGTTGCAAATCCTACCCCATCTTCATAATCTTCATCTACTGAACAAATATCTATAACTGGTTCTATAATGTCTATTCCAGAATTATTGCTAGAATACTGTATTAAATCTCCGTACTTCTATTAAGTCTATTATATTTTTAGAGTGTTTTACCTCTTCATTAGTTATATATTCTTTATTAGAATTATAATAATTAATAGAATTTTCATCTGCTTTAAATATATCTCCTGCTTTAAGTCTTATATATTCTCCTACTTCTATATTCATATATTACCTCCTAATCTATAACTTTTTGTTTTCTTAAAAAATTAATTAAATCTCCATTACTTGTATATCTATAACCTCTATCATCTATATAAATTATTCCTATTGCTTTTTCATTTGTTACTCCTACAATATTATCTTTTTCCCAATAAATATTATTTTGTTTTGTAAATAATTCAAATTTTATTCCAACATCTAAATTATTCATATATTCAACTATTTGTTCAGCAGGTCTATTGCTAGAAATAACAACATAATAATTTTTTAATATTTTTTTAATTAATTTTATTATTTGCATATCTATTTCTCCATAGATACTACCATCTCTGTATCCTTTGTAACCTTTATGTATCACTCCATCAAAATCAAATACTATTGTTTTTTTACTCATATACTAAACTCCATTTCTTTAAATTGTTCTTTTGTTACAATAGACTTAATTTCACTTGCTAAAAAACACCTAGTACATTTGCTATCTATTTCAATTTCTATCGGCTCCCATATATCTCTCGGCTTATAAATATTCATTACTTCATACCCATTTACATAGTCACCTACTTCTATTAAGT